TAAAAAACGTCTTAAACAATTGTCTCGCAATAAATTAATAAACTTAATATTTCAACAAATGAACTTTGCAATTGAGCAGCAAGAGGCGAATAAACTTTTAGTAGAACAACTAAACCGAAAGGAAGATAATGAAAAAAATAATAATCCTAGCCCTGCTGCTGAGTAATGTTTGCTTTGCTGGCACAGTAGTATTGACACCAAGTAATACGGTAACATTTAGAGGTGAAGTTAATTACAGCAGCGTGGCAAAAGCGCAGATAGAGCTGGCTGCTTTAAATAAACAGCGCGGAGATAAGAAGTACCCCATTTACCTAGTATTAGACTCTCCTGGAGGCTCTATACAAGCTGGAGAAGACTTTATCGAATTTGCTAAAACATTCAAAAATGTAAAAACTGTTAGCTTATTTGCCGCATCTATGGCCTCCGCCATTGCCCAAGCTTTGCCTGGAGAGCGCCTAATAACTAAGTCCGGCGTTATGATGTTTCACAGAGCAGCCGGAACTTTTCAAGGGCAATTTGAAGACGGGGAGATAGAGTCTCAACTTGCTTTTTGGAAGGATACGGTAAAAAGTCTAGAGCAGCGAAATGCAGACCGCATGGAGCTTAGTTTATCTGAGTACAAGAAGGAAGTTATTCATGAGTTATGGCTTCGTGGGCAAAAAGTCGTAGATAAGAAGGCAGCAGATAGGGTCGTTACAGTACAATGTAGTAACGAGTTAATTGAAGGAACTGAAGACGTACTTACTGCTTCATTTTTTGGAGTTTCAAAAGATACATTTAGCAAATGTCCGTTAATTATTGGCGCATTACCTACTAAGGAGTAATTATGGAAGTAAAATATTTAAAAGTATACCAGTCAGTGTATTTTAAAAAGGCTTTAGAGTCTCATTTTCCAAATAGAAGTTCTGGAGAAGTTAAGATGCAAGTGTTGGAGGGCGTTGGCGCTCTAGTTTCTAATGAAAGCGACTCTATTATTATACCATACTCTAATATTGTATTTTTGCAAGTAGAGCCAGAGAAGAAATCTGCTAAGAAATAATGAGAAAGCAGAAGCCTTCGATATTAGACGAGCTTAAGAAGAGGGCCGAAGTAAGGCCCTTTACTATTGAAGACTATTGCTTCGATAAGCAGCTTGCTTTTATTAAAGACCCTGCAAAGTTTAAAACAGCAGTCTGCTCTCGACGTGCCGGAAAGTCTCTGTCATGCGCAGCGGACTTAGTTAACACTGTAATTAATATGCCGGGCGACGTTGCCTATATTACTTTAAACCGCCGTTCGGCAAAGCGCATCATTTGGCGTGCTATTTTAGATATTAATGAGCAGTACAGCCTTGGCGGAGTGCCTGACAATACAGAACTTACTATAAAATTTCCAAATAAGAATATTATTTATGTGTCTGGAGCCAAGGACGAATCAGACATTGAGAAGCTGCGCGGTCTCGCGCTAAGGAAGGTCTACATAGATGAGTGCCAGTCCTTTAGACCGTACATTGAGCAGCTTGTTGAGGATGTGGTAGAGCCTGCTTTAACAGACTATGACGGCTCTTTAATACTTATTGGTACTCCCGGCCCCGTACCTGCCGGGTACTTCTATAAAACCTCAACCTCTAAAGGTTGGTCGCACCACAGTTGGACTATGGCCGATAACCCTTGGATAGAGCGGAAGTCTGGCAAGAAGGTAGAGCAAATAATTCAAGAAATTTGCGAGCGTCGCGGCGTTAGGCCAGACGACCCTAGCATACTTCGTGAATTTTTTGGCAAATGGGTTAAGGACTCTGACTCGCTAGTATACAAATTTAACTTTGATAAGAATATTTACGAAAAGTTGCCGGAGACTTTGGAATATATAATTGGGGTGGACATAGGGTACGAAGACTCGGACGCTATTTCGGTATTGGGCTACGACAAATACTCGGAGCACTGCTTCCTTGTCTCAGAATTTGTGCAAAATAAACTTACTATTAGCGACCTTGTAGTTAAAATTAAGGAACTTAAAGAGCTTTATAAGCCTATAAAAATTGTTATGGATGCGGGCGCTCTGGGTAAGAAAATTCAAGAAGAGATTAGGCAAAGGCACAGCTTGCACATAGAAGCAGCAGAGAAAAACAGAAAATTTGAATTTATAGAGCTTTTAAATGACGACTTGAGGTCTGGCCGCTTTAAGGCCTATAAAGGTAGTAGATTTGCAGAGGACTGCTTTTTAGTGCAGTGGGATAGGTCTTCTTTAAACAAGCTTAAAATATCGGACACCTACCACTCTGACATTACGGACTCAGTGCTATATGCCTGGCGAGAGTGTAGACATTTTTTTGCGCAGCAGAGGCCGAATACGGCTTTAATAGGAAGCGCAGAATATATGGATTATCTGGAGCAGGAGGAGCTTAAGTCCTGGCAAAATAAGGAAGACTCAAAAGCTTGGGAGTCTCAGTACGATAACTTTGTAAATCAAGACTTTGACTTTGACGATAACTAGAGGCCATGTATATGCTAAAAACTATAAGCGAGTTAAAAGAGTTTATCAATTGGGCTAAAGCGAACGGGCTCTCAGAAGCTAAAATAGGCGATATAGAGTTTAAGTTCGACCCCTCAGTAAACGCGAGTCCTGGGTTTACTACAATAAAAAACACAGAAAAGCTATCGGAGCTAGACGCTCAAAAGATAGACGATGAAGAGCTGCTATATTGGAGCAGCAAGGGCTAACAAATGGAATCAAATCAATATTACTGGTTTAAACAAAAAGACAATAAGGTATATGAGTACCTATTTAACCTAATTAAGCATCTAGATACCGAGCAAAGCTATAGGCGGCAAGAAAATTTTCGCAATATGCGGCTTTATGGCAACTATGACTTTAGCAACTTACGCACTTATCAGTACTTTAAGGCAGAGTCTTCGGCGTCTATTCAAAATAGAATTACTTTAAACATTGTTCAGTCTATGATAGACACTGTAGTGTCCAAAGTTACGAAAAATAAGCCGCGCCCCATGTTTTTAACATCAGGCGGAGACTTCGTACAGCAGCGCAAGGCTCAAAAGCTTACACAATTTGTTGAAGGAGTCTTTTATAAGAATGACTTCTACTCCAAAACTGCCACTGCCTTCCTAGATGCCTGCATATTTGGTACGGGAGCAATAAAGTTTTATACGGAAAATGGGGAAGTTAAGACTGAGCGCGTTTTTATTAACGAGATTGAAGTGGATGATAACGAATCGTTTTATGGAAAGCCTCGCCAGCTTATTCAAAAGAAATATATACATAAAGATGTACTAAAAGAAATGTTTCCTGGCAAAGAGGCTGCAATTGATGCGGCAGCGCAGGACACAGTTACTCATTTATATAACAATTTAAAGACTAACTCAGACATGATACTTGTAGCAGAGGCTTGGAAGCTACCGTCTACCAAAGAATCCAAAGACGGGAAGCACGCCATTACTATTTCTACTGCTACTCTATTTAGTGAGGAATACGAGAAAGACTACTTTCCATTCATATTCTTTCGCTGGGGCACACGTCCTCTAGGTTTCTTCGGCCAGGGCCTTGCTGAGCAGCTATCTGGCTTACAATTAGAAATTAACAAAATTTTAAGAACTATCCAAGTATCTATGCATCTAGTTTCTGTGCCTAAGATTTTTGTACAACGCGGCTCAAAGATTGTTACTGCACACTTGGATAATAAAATTGGTGGAATCATTGAGTACGATGGGCAAGCACCAATTCCAGGGCAAATGGGCCAAGTGCCGTCAGAGCTTTTTGCCCATTTAGACCGCTTGTACCAAAGAGCTTATGAAATAGCAGGGGTTAGCCAGCTTTCTGCTCAATCTGCCAAGCCTGCGGGCTTAAATAGCGGCAAAGCTATGCGCGTATATAATGATTTGGAGAGCGAGCGCTTTTTATCTGTTATGATGCGCTATGAAAAAGAGTTCTTAAATGCCGCACACATAATGTGCGATATGGCCAAGGACATTGCTGATTCTGAGGGCGATTATACTGTTAAGGTTCCTGGTAAAAACTTTCTTAAAACAATAAACTTTAAGGACATAGATTTGCACGAAGACGATTATGTCATGCAGCTCTTTCCTACTTCTGCTTTATCTAACGACCCAGCGTCACGCCTAGAAGACGTGCAAGACCTAATCTCTGCTGGATTTGTTAGCCGCGAAGACGCAATTAAGCTCCTAGACTTTCCCGACCTCAAGTCATTCTATAACTTTCAAACTTCCGCTGGCGAAGATATTTCTCGCACTATTGAAAAGTTTATTGATGAGGGTGCGTATGAAACTCCAGAGCCTTATCAAAACTTGCAATATGGAATTGATAAGATGCAGCAGGCTTACTTATATTACAAGTCGCAAAGCGCTCCAGAAGAAAACTTGGAACTTTTTAGACGTTGGATTGAGGATGCTAGAGGCTTATTAGAGCGTGCCGCTATTGAATCACAAAGACAGCAAATGGAAGCAGAGCAGCAAATGGCACTTATGGCGCAGCAACAAGCTGCCCAGTCTCCTGCGGGCGAAGCTATGGCTGAACAACAAATGGCGGCACAGGATGAAGCTGCAATGGCTGACCAAGAGGCGGCTGCAATGGAAGAGCAGCAAGTTATTGACGAAAGTATGATACCTCAGTAACGCTCAGCCTTATATAATTGGACATTAGTCCGCGCATTAGCGCATAACGCAATAGGAGAGTACATGTCAGACGAAAATACACAGCCTACCACGGCTGCGGAAGTTCTAGGTAGTGAAGCACAAAATAGCGAGCAAGCTCAAGATACGGAGCAAACAGTTGAGGCAAAACCTGAAGCGCCGCAACAAGAAGCTAAACAGGAAGACCCCAAGATAGCTGCCAAATTTGCAGCATTGTCGCGAAAAGAAAAGCAGCTCAGACAACGAGAAAGAGAAATTGAGCAAAAAATTAGAGAGCTTGAACAGAAAGTTTCTAATTCACAGCCAAAAGAAGAGCCTGCTAAAGAAGAAATCCCACTAGATTTAAGATTAAAAAAAGACCCCTTCAATACTTTAAAAGAGCTTGGCTTCGATTACGAGACTTTAGCCGAGATTGCAAAGAATGAAGGCAAGCTTACTCCGGCCCTGCAAATGAAGTTAATGCAGGAAGAAATGGAGCGTAAGTTTGAGCAGAAGGTTAAGATGCTAGAAGAGAAACTTCAGGCTAAAGAGCAAGAAGAGTCTCAAACTAAAGAACAGCAGATTGTGGAAAACTTTAAGCGTCAAATTGAAACTGCTATTACTTCGGACGCTGAGAAGTATGAGTTCCTAAACCTACAGGGCGATGAGGCCGTAGGCTTAGTCTATGATGTAATTGAAACGCACTACGATGAAACTGGTAGTGTACTGGATATAAATGAAGCGCTTCAACTTGTCGAGGACCATTTTGAAGCCGAAGCAAAGCGACATCTGGAAAAAAGCCGGAAAATAAAAAAGCTATTAGAAACAAGTTCTCAACCACAAAAGCCGCAAGCGACAGGCGCCAAGAAACCGTCAGTGACTTTGACAAATGAGCAAGCAC